CGCCGAAGATCAGGAATGGTTTAGCAGGCGGATACGGTGGTTGCTTCAAATCCAAGCCGCCGTCCGTTTCGTTTCGCTGGAACCATTACTGGGGCCGATTGATATATATATTCATCCAATAGATTGGGTAATCGTCGGCTGTGAGTCCGGCCCCAAGCGTCGTGAATGCAAGCTCGAATGGGTGCGGGATATTGTCCGGCAATGTAGAGCGGCGAATATACCGATTTTTATTAAGCAGATCCAAATCAACGGCAGGGTGGAACACGGAATAGAGAATTTTCCCAAAGACCTTCAAATCAGGGAGTTTCCGAATGCCAAAAACCGTTGAAGAAAAACGTAAATATAACCGCAAATATATGCAGCGCTACCGCATACAAGAGCGGGGGCGCATAAAGACGCATCAAAAAAAATATCACGATGCCAATATGGTGGAAATCCGCGCCTATCATCGTGCTTATTATCAAAAACACAAAGAAAAAGCGCAGGAATATCAGCGCTTATATGCCCGGAATAAAAGAAAATCAACTACCCGGCGCCAGGACAAGTTTGCTATCATATACGAGCGGCCGGCGATCAAGCGAAGCTATTCGCCTGGTGATCTCCAGCACTTGAGCGCCGGGGCCCTGGCGAAGGTCGCCAACGGAATTTTGTCGGGCCGGTTGACATTGGCGGGGGTTTGAGTAAATTAAGAAATAAATTAAGGAGATTATCATGGACAGTCTGCTGGTTGATATTTCTGGGAATGTAAATCTAATCAAAAATTGCGTGATCCTCATAACCGTTATGCTTGGCATTGCCTTTATTGTTTTAGCTGGTTCCATACTCTGGGGATTATTTCAAGTCGCTTTATCGAAAATAAGAGAAGACCGGAATCGGGAATTAAATCCGTATAAAAAATTATAGTTGATGGGTGTTTAACGAATTAAGAAGATACAATACTTTTTATGCTCAGCGAGGTATACGAATTAACAAAAAAGTATTTATCGAATTTATGCATCGGCGAATCTTAGGATTAAAGCCGAACGACGGAAAATTTACAGATCATATAGATATGAATGGTTTGAACAATCAGAGAAAGAATCTTCGGGTTGCTACAAAAGGACAGAATGAAGCGAATCAAATAAAATATCGTAATAATACATCGGGGTTCAAGGGTGTTTCTTGGCATAAGGGAACCGAAAAATGGGAGGCAAAGATAATGGTCAATTCTCAATCTAAATATCTTGGTCTTTTTAATTCCAGGATAGATGCCGCCCATGCCTATAACGACGCGGCAATCAAATATCATGGCGATTTTGCTAGATTAAATATAATAAGATAATCTTTTAGTTGACGGGTGTTTTCGATATTCCGATATTAGCGCGGCATAGGGTGAGATTCCCTTGTTCCATTTCGTGTTGACGTAGGAAGGCCCTGTTTCCCCCGCGGGGCCTTTATTTTCAACATTTTTTTAACATCATTTTCCCGCCCGTAAATCTTTAATCCTTCTCGACTTATGTCCAATATCCGGACAGTTTCCGGAATATATTGTCAAGAAACTGGACATATTATTGTTGACAACTTTCGATATTCCGATATATCATAGACTTAAGGACGGTGACTTTGTGGATAAAGTGAAGAGAAAGTCAGGCGGAAAGCCCACTCCTCCGGTCAAGGAGAGAGAAAACGATGCCATGTTTCAATACTGGGCGGATGGGCCGAGCGGCAGAAGGCGAACACTTGCGAGTGTTGCCAGGAAGTTCAACCGCGCCCGGTCAACTATGTACATCGTCAAGAAACGATTCGACTGGGACAAGCGGTATGCGGCTGCCGCCGCGAAAAGCCGGAAGGCTACTGACCGCCAGGTTGCCAAAAAAGTAGCGACGACCCGTGAGCGGATGACGAGTGCATTCGATAAGATGGCCGACGCCGTTCTTGATAGTAAATTCAAACTGAAAATCAAAAATCTGGACGGCTTTGATAAGATCGCCGGCAAGATGGCGATCTTCGGCCGGCAGCTCCTCGAACTCGAAGGCGAACTGCCGCCGGAAAACCGAACGTCCATACATCTATACCAGACAATAGCAAATGGAATTGCTGAGACAACCACCGACAGGGAAGTCGGTGAAAAACTTACGCAGTACGCCGCTTTCCACAATCGAGGGAACGGCGGAAACGACCGGCTCTGACAACGGCAATGCTGCGTTGTTGAATATGGTCAGGGCAAAGACCGCCCTGACCTGCTTGCCGGAACTGTTTGCTATCGAATTCCACCGAAACACGCTCAATCAGCCGTTGAGATTCGATCAGGATTTATGGCTGGTCGATATCTATCTGGATGACGCGGATATCGTCGTCGTTATGAAATCGGTCCAGTGTGGGATAACCGAATGGCTGATCGTAGTCGCATTCACATCCTGCATTCAGGGGCTTTCGGTGTTGTATGTGCTTCCGAGTAAAACCTTCAGGAATGATTTTGTCGCCAAGCGGATTGATGGTCTGAAATCCCACGTCCCGTTTTACGCTGCCGGTATCAGGGATACGGATAACAAAGGATTGAAGCGAATATGGAATGGTTATCTGAAAGTGGTCGGCTCCAACGTCGAAGCTGACCTGAAAGCCGATCCCGCTCAGATAGCAATCATCGACGAACGGGACGAATGCACACAGGGCAATTTGCCGCTTGTCGATAACCGGCTGATGGCGACAAAAAAACTTACCGGAAAAGAGTGGCGCAAACTCACGGCTGGCAATCCAACTTTCCTCGATTACGGCATTGATGCCGATTATAAAAAATCAGATCAGCGGCAATGGCATATTCCTTGTCCGTCCTGCGGTCACGAACAAGCACTCGATTGGTTCGAGCATTTTGTTGAGAAAACGGATGACGGACGCTATGTCCTGCGCGACAAAGAATGGGTGCCTGGCTGTGGCCGTGATATCCAGGGCTTCTGCGTTGAATGCAAAAAGCCGATTGATCGGCTGGCTCCGGGCCGCTGGATTGCTCAGAACCCGGAGTCGTCCATTCACGGTTACCACATCAGTCAGCTATTCACCTCACAGAATACCATTGAGAAAATCTGGAACAAATTCCAGGCAGCCCAGAATGATAAATGGGAATTGCAGGCATTTTACAACGGGACGCTTGGCCTGCCATTCACCGACAGCGAATTCCAGATCACGCCGGGACTTTTGAAGCGCTGCGTTAAAGACGATTACAAAATGCCGTCCACCGGGAATGGTTGTGTGGCCGGTGTCGATATCGGCAAGAAAATCCATGTCCATATATCGGAGCTTAAAGACGGAATCAGGCATAAAGTCTTTGTCGGCAGCTTTACCATGACCGACGATATGGCCGATCTGGCATTTGTTCTGAAAGCGTACGGCGTTCGATGCTGCGTGATCGATGCCATGCCGGAAACGACGCTCGTCCGCAAATTTCAGCGCCTTCACCGTAACGTATGGCTCTGCCGGTTTCAGAAGGGCGTCAGCATCAAGGAAGCGAAACCTGATCGCAAGACCGGAGAGATCACGCCGGACCGCACTCAGGCATTCGATAGCGATTATTTTTCCTATGCTGACCGTGATGTCGTCCTATCAGCCAATTACCGCGATCTGGATGGCGGCGATTTTCTTAAGCAGATGTGCATCAATACGAAAGTGCTGATTACAGATGATAGAGGCAATAAACATTATGAATGGACAACCCCGGCAGGGGCCGCCGATCATCATCATCTTGCGTCGGTCTATGAATGGATCGCTGCCTATGTTCTGTCCACCACCAAGCTGACCATAATGGGAGAATGAGGTGAATAGATTCGCTGAATTATGGCGATACCTGATCGGCAAAGCCAATCGCATCGGGCCGGCTATTTCCAAGCTGGTCGTCGGCGGCGCCGTGCGGCCCACGGATGATGCGGCGACCAATCTGCGGGTCTATGAAGTCGATAACTGGGTCTATTCGGCGATCACCGTTATTGCCCGGTCTCTGGCCGGTGTTCCGCTGATCGTAAAAGATACTGATGACGAACTGATTACGGAAGGCGAAGTGGTCGATCTTCTGGCACGGCCCAATCCCGAAATGGATGGTTATCAGCTCCGCCTGGGAACCATTATCGATATGCTGGCGACCGGGCGGGCATACTGGAGTATCGAAAAGGAAGCGGGCCGATACGAGCTTTACCTTCTGCGTCCTGACAAGATGCTTATCCGGCGCGAAAAGGACGGTAAGCTGGCCGGATATCGATATGAGGATGGCACGTTCAAAAAAGATTATGAGATCAACGAGATAATTCACTTCTTATTATTTAATCCGCACGATCAAAACTATGGGCTTTCGCCTATCAAGCCGCTGGAAAATGCCATCGACCTGATGCACTACGTCAAGCGACATCATATTCGCTATTTCAAAAAGGGTGGAATGCCATCCGGAGTGATCGAAACGGACGACAGCCCCACACCGGACGAATGCAAAGAAATATCGGCGCGCTTTGCAGAGCTTTACAGCGGCGACGAATCATTCGCTACGGCGGTTATTGGCGGCAAGGGTGTATATAAACCCATAACGCCGCCAATAAAAGACATGATGTTCACCGAACTGCGCCGCGCTGTCCGCGAAGATATTCTCTCAGTCTGGCCGGTGCCGCCGTTTATTCTCGGCATCCTCGACAAAGCCAGTTATGCGAATAGCCATGACGGCAAGGCAATCTTTTGGGAGCATTGCTGCCAGCCCTTCGGTCAGCTTATGGAATCGGCTATAAACCTGCGCCTGCCGGCAGTATTAGGCGGCAATATCAGCTTTGTCCATAATTACGCAGACGTTGATGCCCTTCACGAAGATGGACTCAAAGAGCAGCAGCGGCTATGCGGTTATGTCAAATCCGGCATAATGACTCCAAACGAAGCCCGGAGCGAACTGAACATGGATGATATCGAGGGCGGGGACGAATTGATATCAACCCCGTCGTTCAGTTTCAGCACCGGCGAAAATGATGAGGCGGGCAAGGCTCTCTTCCAAATCTCTACCCTCAAGGCGGACGGGAGCCAGCCCGCCGATAGATTGACGCGGCACTGGAAGAAATTTGAGAACCGGCTGGGAAAGAACAAGGGCAAGTTCGAGAAAGTGATGCGCGGCTATTTCAACGGCCAGCTTGCCCGCATTCTGAACAATATCGACAAAATATCGAACGGCACCCGTACCGCGCTGGCACAGTACGTCACCAAAGATACTCTCGATCCGGATGCCGCCGATTCGATATTCGATATGCTGATCGAGGCTAAAATCCTCAAGGAATCAACATCACCAGTTGTCCGTCAAATTATCCGTGAAGAATTTGCCGAAGTCGCCGCCGATTTGGGCGTCGATGTCGCTTTCGACGTAACTAATCCGCACGTCAAAGAGATGATTGAGAACGGCTTCAATCGGATCGTCGGTATTAACGATAAATCTTACGAATCGGTCAAAGCGATTATCAAGGACGGTTATGAGCGGGGCGCATCAATCAACGAAATCAAAAAAGACCTGACCAGTACATTCAGCCAATTCAGCAAGACCCGCGCCAAGACAATCGCGCAAAACGAAGTCGGGTCTTATGTCAACGGCGGATCACTCGAAGCGGCGAAAGCGTCCGGCGTAGTTAAGACAAAGCAATGGGTATCGGCGCGGCTTTCAACCGCCCGGCAAACGCATATCGACGTTGAAAATGCGGGGCCGATTCCACTGGACAATGTATTTGACGTCGCCGGTTATCCGGCGGATTGTCCACACGATCCCGGTCTGCCGCCGGAAGAATCAATATGGTGTCACTGTACCGTAATTTATGAGGTGTGATTATGTCCGACCCTAAGATATTCACGAGCGATCCGAATAATATCGAATTGAGACCGATGGCCGAACCTGATAATCTGATATGGGGTAAAGGGGCGTTTCAATTCAAGGCGGATCAACTGCCAAACGGTTCATATCATATCGTCGGCAAAGCATCGACCGACGGCATCGATCTGGAAAATGAAGTTGTCGAACCGGGCTTTGCTGACGACTCGATGGACGAATTTATGCAACATCCCCTTATGCTGTTTATGCACAACTTCTGGGACCTCCCCGTCGGTAAATGGACGGAGATAACGGTTCACGATCATTATCTCGAAGCTGAGGGATATGTCCTGCCGACTGCTACCGGCAAAGACATAATGCTTCTGTCTGATGCTGGAATCTTGAACTCACTCAGTATTGGCTTTACAGTGGAAGCCTCCGAGAAGGACGAGGAAACGGGTCTCCGCACGATTACCAAAGGGCGGCTGTACGAAATCTCAATCGTCAATCTCGGAATGAACCCCGACGCTCTTTACGAGCCGATCAAACAGGGCATCAAGGATCAATCAATTGACATAGACATCAAATCTTTAATCGGAACCGGCGGCGATGAGGGTGGCCGCCTAAATAATAGGAGAATTGCCATGAGTACGAATGTGGCGGAGATGCACGACCTGTCAAAGAAAGTCGATGATCTCAACAAACAACACGGTGACGCCCTCGAAAAAACTCAGGGGAGCATAACAACCCTGACAACCGATCTCGACAAGCTCAAGGCCGAGATTGTCAGTAAAGTCGAGGATGTCAAAACGGGGCTGGCCCCGGTCGAGTCGCTGACTACCTTGCAAACGAACATCGCCAAAGATTTCGGCGAGGTCAATGAGAAGATCAACAAGTTGCAGAACGCCCGCGATATCGGCGACCGTCAGACCAATATGCTCGCCTGGATGGGTAAGCTCGTCCAGAATCGCGGGAAGCAGAAAATGGATATCATTCTTCGCGCTCCCGTCGATTACAAATCCCATCCCGAAGGGGAGTTGCTGAAAGCTCTCCGGCATCAGTACGACACTGCCTACGCGGTCGATGCTTATATGCGCGGTCGCGGTTATGGTAATTACGGCGGTATCAAAACACTGGAAAGCTGGAAGGCGTTCACCGATCTACTCGAATTCTTTGCTCCCGACGAAGTGAAGGCGATGGCTTCCGGCAGTGCCGCCGGTTATGGCCTGGAATGGGTCAGCACCGGATGGTCGGCAGTCATGCACGACATCTATGATATGGAACGCAAGCTGGAGCGGTACATCCCCCACTTCGAGATGCCGACCATGAACTATGAATGGCCTGCTTTGACGGCGCATGGAGTTGCTTATCCGGTGACCGAAGCGACGACCAACAATCCTGACCAGATGCGTAAATCCGATTGGACGACCAGCAAGATTACATTCGCCGCGCAGGATTTCGGGGTTGCGTATGCGATCTCAGCGAATCTGCTCGAAGATTCGATCATTGCCATTGCTCCGATCGTTCAGAACGAGCTTATGTTTGCCCTGGCCAGTGCCATGAACGACGCAATCCTGAATGGCAACGACGACGCGACGGTTGACGGCGAAACATGGACAAACGATCTCGATACCGGATATACCACCTGGGCCTTGTCGAAATGTAAGTCTCTAATCACCGGTCTGCGTCTCTATGCTTCTGATCTGTCGGCGACGATTGATTTCGGAAGCGGATCTGCTGGCATTGGTGATGGTGCCACGACTTTCGGGCCGAAGGATACGATGTCCCTGCTGGTCAAAATGGGTAAGCACGCTGCCGAGGCAGACAAGGTGAAGTTCGTTATGCCGCTGGTCGTATATCTGAAACATATCTGCATGGATGCGATGGCGAAGCCGGGCGATTATGGCGGTCAAGGAACCTACAACACGAGTTCAAAGCAGCTATATTTCGCCGGGATTGAGATGATTATTGATCCGGATTTTTCGACTGAAATGACTGCTGCCGGAATTTATGATGGGTCAACGAAAACCAAGACTGCCGAGTTGGCCTTCAAGCCGAGCGAATTCAAGATCGGCAATCATCGGCCCATCACGGTCGAATATAACAAGAATATCCATACGCAGCAGTGGGGTTTTGTCGCTACCATGCGCAAGACAATGGAGAAGATGGCACCGAGTGCGGAATTTCCCGTTGCGCTTGGATACAATATCACAACCGCTGGCCTGTAAGCATAATCATTGAGGGGGCGGCTCGTCCGCCCTCTCACAGATAAGGAGATACGTTATGACTATGTACAAAGCGGTTGATGCCCTGAAGCTCACATTCACGCTGACCGATGGCGCGGCTGATGCAACCGATATTGACGTTTCTGGTATTGCGACCGAAGATACGCTGATCGGCGTTCAGGAATTCGAGGCGGAGGCTGGCAGCTACGCACCTACCGACAGGACATCCGAAGCGTCGATTACCTCGGCTGGCCATATTCAACTGAGTACGACTTCAACCGCAGACGATAAATTGCTGGTAATTTGGCACGACGCCTCATTGCCGGCATTACCGGCAGGCAAGCTGAAAGCGACGCTCTGCACCGGCCACGCCACGTCGATGACCTGCGCCGGAATTGCCGTCGAGGATAGTATTATCTTCGCTCTGGAATGGGCGCAGACAACCTCGGCTGTTTCTGACATAACATCGACTTGCAGTATTACGGAAGCCGGGAAAGTGGCCGTCAGTTCAACGACCCTCAACGACAAGGTGCTGGTCATCTGGATTGACCGCTCTGCGCCCGGGCCGGATTCCTGGTGTTTCAAATGGGGCCAATGCAACGGTTCGGCAACGACCAGTACGTTGACCGGAATCGCCATGATAGACGAGCTGTTTTTCGTCATCGAATTGAACGAGACGCATTATGTCCCGACTGACCGGACATCGACCACAACGATATCGGCAGCCAACACGCTGAAGAGCGGGACAACGACCGTAGATGATAAGCTGCTGGTCATGTATCACGACAAGGGCGTGTGATATAAATAAGGAACCCGGCGATTGAAATAACCTTAATCGACGGTTGTTACAGGATGGCTTTTGTCGGGTTCCATATAGAAAGGCGTTAAAAATGCTTAGTACAAAGATCAAATTTACGAGTGCCGGTATGGTGACCTCATACGTAGTTGAGGATGCCGGGGGAAATCAAATTATACTTAAAGACGGGGATATTGTAATTCTCGAAGTCGGGAATGCCAAAAAACTCGTCAAGGATTTCCCGAAGTCTTTTTCGTACCATTCGGATGAACCCCAAGAGGAAAACGACCAGGGGGAAGCCGAGGGCGGATCGGAAGATGGATCCGCCGGATCAGAAAACGACCCTGAAAATGCGCCGGATTTAGCCAGCCTGAACAAAGCTGAACTAATAGCATTCTGCAAGGTCAACGGGATCGAGATTCCCAACGCCGACAAACTGAAAAAGGATGAGCTTTTCGAGGCAATAATAAAGGCGGCAAAACCGCCTTCGGAAAACAAGATGCACGGTGGCCCAGCGGAGAATAAATAATGGAGTTGTCCGGGCGTGCCCTGGTCGATGAAGCGGAAGTCCGTACTTATCTTGGCATAGCCGAAGATAATGCAGCCGATTCGCATGAGCTTGTCGTTTCTCTGATAAACCAGGTGTCGGCAGCCATCGAATCGCGGACAGATCGGAAATTCCGAAAGGCATCATATACCGAGATTACCAACGGCACCGGCCGAACGATTATGTGGTTGAAATATACGCCGGTTATCACAACGACGCTTGTCGTCTATTTCCATGACGGCGAGGAATGGGACGATGTAAGTGCGTCCCCGTACAGCCTGACGGCCGAATATGATCTTGAAACCGGTCAGGTATGGTTCGATGAGCGCGGGCAGACATTCCCGGCGGGACAGAAGAATATCAAATTCGAGTACGACGCCGGATATGACGGAGTCGCCAATATCCCTCTTGATATCAAGCTGGCAACACTAAAGCTGATCGGGATGTACCGCAAGCAGGCCGACGGCGATCTGCATGGAATGAAAAGTCAGATGATGGACGGCATGACGACCAGCTTCGCGCTCGACGAATGGCCTGTTGACGTCACGAACCTTTTGGGAATAAGGAATAAGCTGTGCATCTGACGCTTTCGATCAAGCAGAAGCCGGTCAAGGTTTATCGGCTTCAAAAAGAATTAGTCGGCGATATCGGCAAGGGCTTGAGGGCGGCCGCAATTCTATATACCAGCCAGGTTAAGAGAATTCTCAAAAGCCAGCGACCGCTACGGGTGCGGACCGGGCGGCTTTCGGATTCGCCGACGTGGGGAGACGTGCAGAGATCATCGGGCGGCAATCAATATATCGAGGCCGGTACGAAAGTCGTCTATGCGCCAGTTCACGAATTCGGTCTGCGGGCGGGGCGCGGCAAGGGATTTATGATGCCGAAGCGTCCGGTCTGGGGGCCGACACTCAAAAAGTATCGCGGGAAAATCCTTGAGACGATCCGCCGGTGCGCACTTGAAAGCATAAGGAGATAGCCATGAAAAGATTTTTGATCTTTCTGTTAATTTCGATTGTCCTGCCGCTGGCCGCCTGGACCGAGGACAGATCGGGCGAATGGATCAACCTGAGCGAAACGCTGGTCTGCGACACGCCATCCGTAACTGATACCGGCTACACGGGCGTAACGTCGCTGCTTGATGCCAATATGTTGCGGTTCGATTACGCCTATAAAGGCGATTCGGTTTTCGCGAACGACAAGATGATTATTTGGTGGCAGCTATGCAACTTTTTGGATTTCGGGTCAGGACCAGTAACGACCGTCTGGTACGATACGCTGAGCGACATGACGACCGCTTATCAATGGACAGGCACCGACCGCGAATTGAAAAATGATAGTGTAACTTGGGGAGGTTATTTTCGGGCAATGGTTATTTATTATGTCCCGAATACTGACACCCTCATAATCGACAATGGATATATGTATGAAGTCAAGACAGATGTTTATCTGGATATAGATGACTGATGGCAACTTTCGACGACATAATGACGAAACTCGAAGCGGCGCTCGAAGACATTAATTTATCTGAGGGTTACGAAACGAATGTCAAAAAGGTAATTACCTACGGCGCGGATATGTCGCAGCTTCACAACTACCCGGCCATAGCGGTATTGAGCATGGGCGAAAACCGAATTGAGGTTGAGGATACCAACGATATCCGGTTCAGCCGTGATATTGAAATCCGGGGTGCCGTCGAAAGCGCGAAATCTGACAAGGTGAAAACCGCCCTGGTCAATCTGTCCGATGATATCAAAAAGATGATTATGGCTCCGGTCGATCTGGGGACGCCCTGTCTCGGCATTTTTTTTGAAGGCGCAGATATGACCATCCTGGAATCTATGGGCTTCGATCATCAGCGGTGGCGGGTGCTGTACGTCGATTCGAGCATGAAGGGCGGCAGCGCGGCGGGTACCGACGTCTATGGAAGCAACGATGTCTATCACGACGCGGTCAATAAAATCTATTCGCAGTTGAACACCCTCAAGACCTCGATGGCGGCTCTTGATCCGACGTTCAGCTATTTATATAAAAATCACCGGGCCGCCGATTTGCGGCTCAATGCCGTGTCGTTGGGGATTAATCCAAGCGATTCAGAATATCTTACAATGTCAACCACCGAAGCTGTCGCTCTTCATACGATCAATATATCGATTCGGGTACATACGGCATACGTGGGCGGTCAGATGGATGAAGCAAAAAATATGCGGCTCTTGAATTCAATTGAGACGCATCTGTATAACAACGTCTGGCTTGGGAATAATCACGTCATCGAATTCATAGCTGGCGTCGATCCGATGGTGTTGTTTGACGATTCGGCGACGCTGGGCGGTGAAATGACCGTCAATATCAAAATTACTGGAGGATATACGCAATGAAGATAAAATTGATTCAAGGAAAGCGGCTGCCGCGCTATGCGGTGATCTGTGCCAATTTAAGCGTTATTGATAATTTCCCGGTCGGCGATTTCCACAAGCTGCAGAACTGTCAGGCTGTCGAAGTCGATGCACTGATCGGCGATCAGCTTATCGCGGGTGGCTGGTGTGAGATCATACCCGAATTGCCGGCTGAAAAGGAAACTGCTGAAAATGAAATAGACGAGGAAGGAGAATAAGCTATGCCTATTGTACCATATGTCGGGACCGAAACGGTGCTCTGGATTGCAGAGCAGGCAACCTTCGGCACCGCCATTGCCGATGATGCCGCCGATAGTTGGCATGAGATTCAATCGGTCGGCGGCAAAATTGCGCCCGATGTCAATATCATCGACGTAAAAGGCGACCGGGGATACAGGTATCCGGATGTCGAAGACTTTCACCATACAGAGGACGGCGCAATGCCGGCCGCCATCATTTCCGATATCCCGATCCGCAAGACTGACCTGGCAAGGTTTTGGATGCTGTTTTTCCATAACTGTACCGAAGGCGAAGAAGCGCCATTCTCAAAGACATTCACTATTCCAACGACATACCCGGATTTTTCCGCCAACGGCGGATTGTTTTGTTCGGTGATCCACAAAATGCCCGTTGCCGCCTCGTCCTGGAAAATCAACGATTGTATCTGCCAGCATCTGAATCTTAAAAACTCACCGAAAAGCGTGGTTACAGGATCAGTTGATTTGGTCGGGCGCGGAGCGACCAGCACTACTGCCGATCCGGATGCTACGCAATTACTGGCACCCGCTACCTTTTTTACGTGGGAGAGGATGGCCAGATTCACCTATGCGGTCGGTGGCGGCAATCTCAGCCCGGTTCCGTATGCTTGGGATTTGGATTTGAGATGGAAGATCACGCCTGCCGGGGCCGACGGTTCGGGGCTTTTCCAGACGTTTATCCTCGATGAATTTGCCGGGACTTTTAAGGCGACGTTGCTTTGGGATGCCAATACCAAGCTGCTGTTTTCCAAGCTGGCCGATAAGACGGCGGTCGAATTCAATGTCGGTTACGGCAACGCCAGTGCGGGCACGGTTGACGGCGACTTCGATATATCGGGGCATGGCCTTTTGAATGCCGCCAGCATCGAGCGCGGCGATACACTCAACAAAGAGATAACCATTAACCTTGTCGGCGATGAGGAAAATTCAAAAGTTCCGATCACGATCATCGTCGCTGACGGAGAGGATAAGGCATATTAATGCGATTACTTGACAGAGACTCTACGTATCAGGTTAAGGTTGACGGGGCCACATTCACCGTCAAGCCGTTCACTCACGCACAAGAGCTTAATTTCGCCCGTTTCCAAACCGCGCCCTTTTTACATGGAACAGTCAGCACCTTAAAGGGTGCGGTTGAAATGACGGGTAGTTCGGTTCCCTGGGTGACAGACGAAGATGTCGAAAAGCTGGTTGATCTGATTGCCGATTGTGTTATTAGTGTGACGGGAATTGATAATATCAAGTTTCCCGAATCTAAGTTGGCGCAGGAGATCGTTCATTCAATGTCGTACACCAACATAATCGCGCTTGGCCGGAAGATCGATAACCTGTCCGCCGTCACCGAAAAGCAAGAACAGGACTGAGGCGGCTTGTACGGTTTCAGGAGATATTTGTCAGAGAAGCCGAACCCGGCGCTTATGACTGTGCAAGCTGCCAGGGAAAGCGCCGGATATGCTACCTGACAAAAGATGTCGCCACGCTCCAGATGTGTAACCTGACGACGTTCGAGAACGTTAAACGTGAGGATGTGATCGATGTCCTATCAAACGCAAAACCCGAACTCGACTTCCTGGACGCCTGTCTTCTATATCAGGTCTGTCCACGCCCATTTATTTCAATGGAGTCGGTCCACTTTGTCGAAGTGTTTCGCGCCTGTGACGGGTTCGCTCGTGTCAACAGCCCGGCCGATTTTTATGACCTACCAGCCCTCTATATCAGGGTCACCGGGATAATCGAGGATGAATTGATGAAAATCACGGCGGAGAAGAAAGGTAATAAATGAGCAAAGATGAAGATGCGAAATTATTCTCGACAGAGGAATGGAAAGCTGGCGAGAAAAAGGCTGATGATGATTTGAAGCATGGTCGGTTCGTTGACTTCGATTCGGTAGATGAAGTTATTAAATATCTGCGTAGTAAAATATCAGCGGAGAAGAAAAAGGAATAATGGCTACTTATACCGACAAGCTGAAAGTCATTATCGGCGCGGATGACCGGGCGACGCCGAAGCTGAACAAAGTCGCCAAAGCCGCCGCCGGTGTGTTCGCCGCTTATATGTCGTGGAATCTTCTCAAGGGAACATTCAACTGGATCACCGAAGCCGGTATGCAACACGAGCAAACCTGGAATGATGTCGCGTCGGCGCTCAAGCGGCATGGTCACGAAGTCGAGGGCAATCTCGAAAAAGTACAAAAGTTTTCCGATGAAATGCAGACCTTGACTGGTGTTTCCGATGAAGTGATCGGCAAGGGTATTCAGGGCTTTATCGATTACGGCAACAGCATCGAAAAATCAATGGACTTGATGAAGGTCGCCGCTGATCTGGCCGCCGGTTCGGGTATGGACTTGAGGGCCGCCGTTGAGCTTCTGGAAAAGGCGTCGGTCGGATATACGGGCACTCTTTCCCGATATGGCATTATCATCGACGAGAGTATTCCCAAATCACAGAAATTCGCAATGGCTATCGATCAGATCAATCAGCGCTTCGGCGGTGCGGCGGCGGCCCGGGCGGACGACATGACGACGCGCATGGCGCTGATGAGCCAGAAGGTCGGCGATCTGGGCGAAAAGCTGTTTTATGTGTTTTCGCCCGCGCTTCTCAGTGCCGTTAACGCGGCGGTTGATGCGCTCGATTCTTTTATATCGGTTATCGATTTTTTGGTTCCAAAATCCAAAGAATTAACGGAACAGCAAGATGAGATGAAGAAAATCTTTGCAGAATTATATCCCGAAATAAATACCACGATTGAAAGTATGGAGGGATTGGGGATATCTATTAAAACCGTCAAAGGAATTGTAACCGACGAAGAACTGGCGGTCGCCTTAGACCTCTTGGCACAAAGAATCGGGGGGGTTATCCCCGAGGATGCGCGTATAAACTTGGAGACATGGGCGGACGATATTGCAGAAGTCGGCGACGCAGCAAAAGAAGCGGCCGCATCAATGGGCGCGCACGGCCCGGAAATCGTCGCAATGGTCGAAGAGACAGTAACCGAAATTGACGAATATGCCGAATGGCTACACTGGAATAACGTTCGCAGATTGGAAAGCCGGCTTGAAGCTGAACGCTCATCTATCGAAAAACGCAAAGAACTTGAGCAATCACTTATCAGACAACAGGAAGAATGGGCAATAGAACAATCGGCGCAAATTCAGCAGCAAATAAATGACTGGTCATTAGTAACCAGTTCCGCCGAACATTTTGGCCAGACCATGCTCGAAGGCGTAATGACGCCGGGCAAGATCACTCACGATACTTTCCAGCAGCTTGGCCGTCAGATCGCCCATACCTTTGCAGGCGAAGCCTATCGAGCATTGATTAAATATATCGCCACCGAAGTTATCTTGACCAAAACAATGACCGTAAAAACGGCCATAATGAAAAAAGATATCGCTGTCGTTGCCGGTTCCGCAGCCGCGACTTCCGCAAATGCAGCCGCGACTTCCGCTTTGGCTGGAGCTACGGTTCTGGCGAATACCGCAATGGGTATTGAAATGGGAATCGTTAAAATATTGACTGCCAGCTATATCAGTCTGGCGGCCGCGAAAGCTGCCGTTACGTTGGGCCTGAGTACCGGCCCCAGCATTGCCGCCGCCGCCGCAACAAAAACTGCGCTGACAGAGATGCTGATGGGATTCGACGACCGGATAAATGACGCACTTGCGATGAAGCATGGCCGCGATTACGCCGACTATTTTATGATCGGCGCGAAGCAAAGATTTTCTTCACCGACATTCGGACTTGATATAACAGGTGCTATAACCGGTGCTACAAGACAACCTAAAACTGGGATTGCTCCGGCAGAATCAGTAATTCATTTACATTTCTACGGCCCGGTTACAAACGAACAATTTGTCCAGGACACAATCGCTCCGGCGATTGAGGAAGCCACCAAGCATAAGGCCAGCAAGATAATTATTGAAACCGAGGATATGACGGGAGGGCCAGCCGTTGTCATCTGATTTATATACAATGCTGCCGATGAAGAAAATCGTCTTGACGAATATCACGTCCGAAGCGACCGGATCTCCAAGAGAGAATATGACCGATTATAATCCCGATACCTATTGGAAACCGACGACTACCGACAATCAAGATATCAATATCGACCTCGGTTCGGCCCAACTGGTCAGTCAATTTCTTGTCTGCATAGT